GGTCTGACGAAGCAGCTGATCCTGCTGGGTGATCTGAGCCAGCTCGTCTTCCCAGCCGGTCAGGTCTCCAACAATGGCGAACCAACCTGACTCCTCGCTCAGCTGGAGTCCTTCATCCTGCTTGAGCATGGAGCCCAAGACCTGGAAGCAGATGACTGGGTCGTCGACGGAGGCGTCGATGACTGGCACCTTCCCGTCATCCACGAAGTCGACCCACACTCAGCGTGCATGGTCGATCTGGAGATTGGACTCCTCATTGACATCTGTAGGAAGTCCTCGCATCTCCAACAGCTTCTTACGAGCCAGTGGCGAGAGCTGATCGGGTGGACCGTAGAGCATGTCGGTCTGGGCTTCACGGGAGGCCTCCCGCATGATGATCGACCTGTCGATGTATGCCTGCTTCTCGATCTCCACCTTCGTATGACCAGCGATGTGCTCCCGGTCGTACTGCTTCATCTCCCAGGAACCGTCAGGGGTAATGTCCTCGTAGGAGTCCTCGTCGACCCGGAGGACCCACAGCATCTGGAGCTGGTGCTCCCAGAGCTTCTTGAAAGCGGTCGTGAGAGACCGCTCCCTAGTTCCACGCCGCCTTTCTGCCTGCTCGCCAAGGATCTGGAGACCAGAGGTGGTCGTCACGTTCCTCGGGGCTTCTCCGATCTCGATGTCGGCAGGACCAATGATCTTGGTGATCGAGGCTTCCGCAGTCGCTCGCTCCTCGTGGACACCAGAGGGCATGAGGATCGAGCCGAAGACCTCGGGCTTGGCTGTTGGAGAGATCGCGGAGAGCTGGTACTTCATCAGCTTCCCGCTCCCGTAGGAGGAGTCGTACTCAGGACCCGACAGGTCAGCGTCCTCGGGGATGATCAGGTTCGGAGAGCCCATCCGCTCCCTGGCCTCGATCGTCTGCGAGTCGATTCCGTTGAGCCGGTTCTGCGGGGAGATGATGTCGTCGGGAAGCCCTCTGCCCCAGATGACGTCTTCGACTGGCTTCCACACCGAGACGAGGATCTTCACCTTGGGGACCGAGACCTCTTCCCCAGTCTTCTCGTCCTTGATCTTCTTGACCAGGACGTCGTTCTCTGCGATGACGTCCTGACGCCGACCGATCACGGTGATAGAACGGCCCTCGGGGTAGCGGTAGGAGGGATCCGCGTACAGCTCGTAGACCCGAACGTGGGAGTCGAACATCCCCGAGTCCCAACCAGGGTGGAACCTCCCCATGTAGTCCCACTGCCCGAGGGTGGGGTGATAGCGGAGCAGCTCTTCGGGCGGCTCCGGGTCGATCTTTCCCTCCAACCAAGGGAAGTGCTCGTCCACCCAGTCCAGCGATCTGACCTTGCAGATCCCGTGCTGTTTGATGGAGAGAGGCGTGACGTAGATCCCGGAGTTCTGGGGATACCACTCGAACGCCGAGATCAGCTCGATGTCCGTGTTCCCCTTGGGGACTTCCTTCCCCATCGGCCTCTGCAACATGTCGACGCCCTGCGCCAGCTCCTGGTTCATCTCCATCGGTTGGAGAGGCCCTGTACACATCGGGCAGTTGGCTAGGACTCCATCTTCCGGCTGATCCGTGTAGTCTCCCATCGAGACCGTGCGCCCGCTCTGCAGCGTGTTGATCACCCCAGAAGGAACCTCACGCTTCGCGAGCATCTGGCCGCAGTTGGTACAGCGGCAGCAGCCGGTCTCAGAGATCCACGACGTCTCGTAGAAGGACTCGTTCCAGAAGCTCTTGAGGATCGCAGTCCCGTGCGTGATGTCGTTGAGGATGAAGGCATCCCGGATGTCGTCCCAGTTCAGCTTGACGAGCCTGTCCTTGAGGATCTCCCCCGCGACCTTGGCGGTCGCCTCCCTGCGAGGATCGCGGGAGAAGGTCGGGATCTTGGGTTGCCACTGCCTCTTCGAGAGCGTCGCGAACTCGACGTCGATCGAGGAGGTGATCCGGTTGTCGACCGGCATCGGGCGCTCGACGTCCGCGTTGGGCTGCATCGCTCTCCACATGAAGCCGCGGGCCCCGTCCGTCATGACGGCATCCTCCCGCTCGATCCACTGCTGACCGTGCTTGTAGAGGATGTTGCGAGCGATGTTGGAGAGGATGGTGTTTCGGAACGCCTGGAACTCGGCGAAGAACGTGTCCCGGAAGCCGATGATGTCGGAGTCTTCCGCGTCTACTGTTGGGAAGCGCGAGTAGCGAGCTGACGGCTGCGGATACCTACCCTGACTTCTCATCGCCAATGGGATGGTCCTCCACCACGACGTCAGCCTCGAAGTCCGGTCCTACCGGAGAAATCGGGTCGGGGGGTCTGAAGCTACGCTCGCTGCCCGGAAAGGGAACCCGGCGGAGCTTCGGCTTCTCTTCCCGGAGTCTGGGCCTTGGGTGCAGCTCCCTGTACGCAGCAGGCTGGCTCAAGGCGAGGATCCGATCCAGCAACCGCTCGCGTTCTCCAGAAAAGCCTTCGCGCTCAGAGCGAAGCGCAGCCTGAAGATCTGAGATCTCTGCTCGTTGCAAGCTGATAAGGTTTTCCAGCTCGCGGATTCTACGGCCCTGAAACACGCCAGTTCCCCCGCTCAGGGGAATTGGGCCACATCCCTAGCGTGCTGTCAATAAGGGCTTCAGACTCGAACGTGCAAGGCCATCGCCCCGTCCTCGAATCCGACCCCCTTCACCTTGGAGTGGTCCGAGATCTTGACCCCCGACTTCGCGAGGCAGTTCGCCAATCCGAAGTGGCTGGGGTAGTTGTAGCGCATCCGCCAGCGCTTCCCATCCTTCTCGCCGTGGACGTAGATCCTGATTCCGCTGCTCATGGCACGCTCCTCACCAAGTCCTGAACCGCCCTCGCCGCGGAGGGCTGAACGCCTTGTCTGCACGCTCCATGACCTTCTTGGCTCTCGCCGCGAACCAGTTCTGCTGGATCTTTGAAGGAGTGAGCACGTTGCTTTCGTCTGTGGCCTCGGCTTCCTTGAGGGCCCTGCGGATGTCCCTCCAACCTCCAGGCTGCAAGTATGCGATGCCGTGACCCATCGCGTCTACCTGATCGTCGTGTGGCCCCTTGTCGAACTGGGCGCACTCCTCGATGAAGTCCCAGACCCACTGGGCCTTGGTCCCGTCAGCGTTCTCCGGGAGGTACATGTTGTGCCCCTGGAGGTAGGGCACGACCATCTGGGCCCGAGCCAGCTTGGAGGCACGCTCCAGCCCACCAGAGACCTTGACCGGGACGATCCCCGAGACCTCATGTTGGAGTCGCTGCTTCAGCGCAGGTCCAAGAGCTGCATCCTCCACCAACTTCGCCAGCGCCTTGGGGTACTTCACCGTGAACATCTTCATGTGGCGCTCGATCGTCGCGAGATCGAAGTGCCCACGAACCTGATCCACGAGGAAGAAGTCAGCCTGCTTACGAGCCCACACCTGACCCACCGAGAAGTCCGAAGTCGCTCGATCCTTCATCGCAAGGTCCCAGACCTGGATCACCTGATCAGGATCCTTGGGGAGGATCTGGTAGAACCTCCAGTCGTCCCGCATGAGGATGGTCCCACCGGGCGGCGACGGCCTGCCTTGGAACAGAGCACTCCACCAATAGGGGCCTGACGTCGCTTTCTTGACCTCGTAGTTCAGCTCGGGGTCGACCTCGATCCGCTCGGGCCAGAGCCACTCTCCCGGCGCTCGCCCGAGAGCGTCGTTCTCCTCGGCCTCCGCGGGGAGGTTGATGATCTCCCACGAGCCGTCGTTGTTCTTGGTGAGCCGCCCGAGAAGATCGTCCTCGTGCCAGCGCGTTGCAACTACGACGACACAGGCAAAGGGCTCAAGTCGCGTCGAGGAAGTCGCCTGCCACCAGTCCCACATGCGGTCCCGGTAGACGGCAGAGTTTGCCTCCTGCTCGTTCTTGATCGGGTCGTCGATGATCAGGAGATTCGCGCCCTGCCCCGTGAGGGAACCTCCAACACCGACCGAGATCATGCCGCCACCCGAGGTGAGCTTCCAGTCGTCAGCTGCAGTCCAGTCCCTGTCGATCTGGAGGTTGAGCATATCCGGGTTAGCCAGGATCAGGTCCCGCACCTTGGCTCCCCACTTCCGGGCGAACATCTCGCCGTACCCGGCGAGGACGACGACGTCCTTGGGGTGACGAGCAAGCCACCACACCGGAAGGTAGGTGTTGATCAACATGCTCTTCCCGTGACGAGGTGGCATGGAGACCATGACCCGACGCAGCTTCCGACTCTCCATCAAAGCCAGCTTGTTGGAGAGGAAGTCCAGGTGACGAGCGTGCTGCCAATCTCCACTTGAGATTTGCGCGGCGAAGTCTCCAGGAGAGTCCGGCAGTCCCTTCGGTCGACCGAGTCCTGCTGCTTGCGCCTTCAGCTTCTCGTAGAATTGCTGGAGCTGACTGAGCGTCAGCTTGTCACGGGCGGTGGGGTCCTTGAGCAATTCCTCGAAGGTCGGGGGCGGCACGCAGAAAAGACTAGCACTTTTTCCGCCCGGAGCCTATTATTGGAGTCGCCCAGCCGGGGGCGCGTGCCAGGAACCCCCGGCCAGGACTTCCGGGAAAAAGGGTGAGCTTTGACCCAGCAAGCTGACGATAGCACACCGAACCCAGTCGGGAATCCCCTTCTCGACCAGTTGGAGATAGAGTTCTCCGACGACCTGAAGATACACCTCGACGAGACTGGCGAACGCCACCGCGACGAGGAGCGTGAACACCACGAGCTGATAGAGCACGACTACGAAAACCCGACCACGGGCTTCGAGTTCGACTACCTCCAGCACGCTCAGCCGAAGGAGATCCTCCCCAGCGTCACAGGCCCTGCTCCCAAGAAGGCCGAAGCCTACAAGTTCCGGAAGGCTTCCGACGTCGTAGAGGAGAAGGTCCCTTGGCTGTGGAAGCACCGGATCCCCTTCGGGTGTCTGACCATCCTCGATGGCGACCCAGGGATCGGGAAGACCACCATCGGTCTCGACCTGATGGCACGGCTCTCCAACGGACTGCCCATGCCCTTCGACGACGAGCAGTGCGTCTCCATGAATTCCCTCGTCGTGTCCGTCGAGGACTCGATCACCTACACGATCGTCCCCAGGCTGAGAGAAGCAGGCGCGGACATGAGCCGCGTCTTCGTGCTGATCGACTTCCCCCTGCTGCCCAGCGGACTGGAGAGGCTGAGGCAGACGATCTTGGAGACCAAGGCTCGCCTGATCATGGTCGACCCTGGGTTGGCGATGTTCGACTCCACGATCAACGCGAACTCGGACGCGGAGACGCGGAAGGTAGTAGGCGGCTTGGCCGCGCTTGCTGCTGACACCGAGAGCGCGATCCTCTTCGTCAGGCATTTGAACAAAGCTCAGAGAGCTGAGGCGATGTACCGAGGTGGAGGCTCGATCGCGATCAGCGCTGCAGCTCGCTCGTGTCTGCTGGCGAAGTTCCCGAGGGGCAAGATGAAGACCCCCGTACTCGCGAGCTACAAGTCCTCCCTGTCGCTCAAGCCACCGACGCTCACCTACAAGATCGTGGGCAACCCGACGTCGCCTGACCACATCTCCAAGATCGAGTGGCTGGAGGAGATCGGGATGACGGCTGACGAGGCGCTGGAGGGGGATCTCCCACAGGAGCGTGGTCGGGCAACGGCAACGGCAACGCCCGGAGGAGAAGACCTGCGGGAGCTGGGCAAGGACTCTCGGGCTGAGGCCGACGTGTTCGCCGCGGTGCTGCTCGGCCCGCCCGAGGGGATGTCGCAGGCTGAGATCCAGAAGGGGGTGAGCCGGGGGGTCCGGGTGGTCGGCAAGGCGCTCGACGCGCTGTTCGACGCTGGGAAGCTGACTCGGGGTAGCCGGGCGGCGAAGGGGGCTGGGCGACCGGGGGTCGTGTGGAAGGTGGCGGGGGCGGACCAGGGGTCCAAGGAGAGCTTCGAGTGAGGGGGTCGCTGGCGCGAGCACGGGGGACCTATAGCCCCCAGCTGAGGGGTCCGATTCCCCCCACCTCCATCACCTTCGGGGTAATTCTTTCCGTCCCCCTTTCCCCCCACACCCCCTATACCCCCGAAGGG